AGTTGACAATATATATAGAAAAGTATATAATATGGAATATAAAAGAAAAAAACAAAAGAGAAATTATGAAAGGAGGATGCAAAAAATGGTTAAAAATTATAGAGCGTTTGATGTGATTTTAGTTAATTTTGGATCGGCTGAATTCTTTGGTGAACAAGCGGGTATTAGACCAGCAGTAATTATTCAAAATTGTGTTGGAAATACATATAGTCCATGTACAATTGTTCTTCCAATGACTACAAAGATTAAACATTTAACACAACCTACACATTCTTTTTTCAGTAAGGACAAAGAAAAGGGCTTAAAGGAAGATTCTATGTTGCTAGGAGAATGTGTACGACAAATATCTGAAAAAAGAATAATAAAGAAGTTGGGTTCAATAACAAAACTTGAAGACAAAAAGGAAATTAAGCGTGCATATGATGCAAATTTTGAAAATATTTAAGGGAGGGACAGTTATGGAATATGTAACAATGACACTTGAAGAAGCAAAAAGAGTAGCAAAAAAGAATGCTATTGTACTTATAGCAAAACAGGATTTAGAAAGAGAATGCAATGTAGGATTCACAAAAAAGAAATTCTGTGAATGTTCAGAGTTGTTGCAGGAAGCAGAAACAATTGCAAAGGTTTGTGATGATTTTGCAGCACAATTAAGATGTTTTACAACAAGACAGGTTGATCCAATTAATTACAAACCAGTTGGAACATTAAATACTATACTTTTTCGATCAAATTAAATAAGTGAGTACGAATTATAGGACTTGTAAAATAAATGGTAAAATTTACCATTGACAATATCGAACGGACGTTCTATTATTTTATTATACAAAAAAAGATAGAGTCTTGATGTAAAAGGTATTGGCAGTACCTAATACAGACTCTATCTAAATTACATAAAACACAACATAAATACGTTGAACGCAGTACGTTGCTAACCCCAATATTACATATTAATTCAAAAATGTCAAGCAAAACAGGTGATTTCTGCTTGGCAATCATTAGCAATTCTGCGAAAAATACCAAAAATTTTTAAACTGAATAAGGAAAGAGGTGTTTCGATGGCAAACTATGTCATTACGGATGGAACTCGATGGATTATGAAGGACAGGAATGGAAATTATGTTCCTACTTCATTTGAGTCTTTTGCGGACATTTTTAGCAAAAAACAGGCTGAAAATATATATAAAAGTTCGTTAACAAAGGCATTGAGAGGAGTTTTTCACGTTGAAAAAACGAGTGAAGAAGTGCCAGCACAAGTTAAACCCGTAACGGATAAGGAGATAAAAGATACGGAAAAGGTTTTTGTTTCAGAAAATATTCAACGCTGGTTAGATAAAATATCAGATTTAAATGGATTGGCAAGTGACGCATTACACAGAAAAGAAAAGTTGAATCAGCAATTGAGTAACATTGACAAAGAAATTTGCGATGTCCTTCATTACATAGAATTTTGTAATCTTAATGCTGCACAAGGCTACAAAGCATACAAAATGATTAAGGAACGGAGAATAATAAGAAGAAGCATAAAGAATGAATTAAATGTTCTCAATATTATTCTTAGCAAGAAAATATCCGAGACTGCTACTGATGAAATAAATAAATGTGTAGCTGGAATGGATAAACGTACATATGAACCTAGAGTATTAAAAGAATTGTTTGATTTTTAGTATGAACGAAGGAGTGATGAAATGAATTGGAAACAAATAGAAAAATTAGAATTTACAGATGAAGAAATGGAAATAATTAATTTCTATTGTGAAAATGAAATGCGAGAATTAAAAAAATATTGTAGAAATTTATTTTTATTAAAATCTGGAGTGGATGAAAAATATTATGATGATGTGTATAGTGAAGCACTGATAGTATTAATAGAAAGTATAAAAGATTTCAACGGTGAAAAAGCCAAATTTAATACCTTTTTATCAGGAAATTTAAGGAGATCTTTTTCAACTTGGTATAGAGATAATTTTTACAGAGCAACGAGAAGTCATCTATTATTAGATGACAAAGGAAAAATTGTGCAAGTTGAAGATAAAAACGGAAAGAAAAAACCTGTATATCTTAAAGTACTTTCGCTTGACTATCCGACAGAAGATGGTGGTGAATTTAAAGACGTAATACCGGGCGAAACGGATGTAAAAGTAAAGGAAGATGATTTTGAATATTCGAGTGAAATGAAAGAATATTTATCAAGATTGTCAAAATTACAAAGAAAAATTCTTGATTATCTTACAAAGGGATATTCACAAGAAGAAATACAAGAAATATTACATATAAGCAGTAGTTTATACAGAGATAATTTAAAAAATATTATGGATGAAAAAAATTTAAAAATTATAAGAGTACTAATTGGAGGTAGATAATATGAACGGATTTAGAATGGAATCAACAAACGTAGGACAGTATTTAGACGATGTGCAGAATGAAATAATCAAAACAGATCAAGCAGTGCAAAGAGATTTTTGTTGGAGTACTGAAATGATCAATAACATTATATCAAGTGCAGTATCTCAAAAAGTATACATTCCAAATTTAATTCTTGCTGAAGAGAATAAGGAAGAAGTAACAATTACTTATGTTGTTGATGGAGGACATAGAACAGAAGCATTAAGAAGATTTAAATATGCTGACTATAAAATAACATCAACGATCCGCAATCCGATTGTAACTTACAGTAAGAAAAAACTTGATGAAAATGGAAATATTATGCGTGATGAATATGATGATGTTATATGGGAAACAGAAGAATTTGATTTAAGAAATAAAAGATATTCTGATTTACCAAAAGAACTTCAGAGACAGTTTAACAAGTGTCCTTTAATGGCAACAGTGTATCAAAATTGTACACCTGAAGAAACTTCTAATTTAGTAAACTTATACAATAATCATGTCGGAATGAATGTATCACAGAAATCTCTAACATATATTGGAAAATTTGCAAACGAAATTAAAAGGATTAAAGACTCGAGTGCATTTCTAAAGGATTCTACAGCTCTTACAGAAAATGAAAAGCATAAAGGAAACTGGGAAAGAGTTATTAATGAATCTGTTATGGCTGTATTTCACTTGGAAGAATGGAAAAAAGATCCTAAAAAAATGTGTGATTATTTAAACAAGAATTCATCATTGGAAGAATTTAGAAAAATAGAAAACTATTTTAATAGAATTACACCATATTCTGATAAAGTTGACAACAGAGAAGTTTCTGAATTATTTGTGTCAAAAGACATGGCTGTTTGGATGATGGTATTTGACAACTTTAATAAATCAAGTTTGCCTGATGAAAAATTTGGTGAATTTTTAAATGCTTTTATTACAATGAAAGAATTTAAAGTGAATGGAGTTACATGGACTGATCTTGATGCAGATAAGCACACAAAAGATAAATCAGTTCTTGAGCATAAGGTAAGCCATATTACATATTTAATGAATAAATACTTACATATTGAAGAAAACAATGAGTTTCCAGAAGCGGAAGTAGAGAATAATAAAGTAGAAGATGAAAATGAAATCACAATTTCAAGTGTGGATTTTTCAGAATCAAGTGACAATAATATGCCATTAGACACAAAAAACGACACAGATTCGGACGTTTTAACGTTCTGTAAGGAAACTGTATCTTCAGAAATAGACGAAGAAGATGTTGAACTATATACAGATATGATAGATGACTGTGTAAGAATTGACACGCCTATTTATCAGAATTGTAAAAATGCGTTAATAGGACTAATGGGATTTGCTGTAAGAGAAAATAAAGACGAAGAGTTTGAAGGCTGGATTGGTAAATATCAGAAGGATAAGTCTAATTTTAGTCCAAGCCAAAAAATAAATTACGCTTATATGAAAAATGATTTTAACAATTATTGTGCTGCAATGGCATAAAAAAAATGGAGAATATACATATGAAAACAATAAAATTATCAGATATTATTATTAAAAAGAGTTTTGCAGATTCGCATCCTTCCGATAAAAAGGTAGAAAAATACAGAGATGAATATACAAACACGCACAAGCAATCAAAGCGTATTGTATTAGATAAGAATAATGTACTCGTAGACGGATATATTCAGTATCTTATTTTGAAAGAGAACAATGTAAATGAAGCACAATATTTAAGAAAATCTAATAAACCCAGAGCTTATAGGGACAAGACAACTACTTATATATATGGAAAACATATTAATAATATGAGTGGTAAAGAATATGTGTGGCGTATTCCTGATTCATGGTGTAAGTTCAAGAAAGATATTAAAGTAGGTGATATGATTTTTTGTAACACAAGAATTGGTGTTGCACCAGTTATTGTAACTAAAATTATTACTACCGATGAATGCCCTGTTGATTTTAGAGTTAAACGTGTAGCACATCCTGGGATCAGAAGGGAAGCTTAGTGAATGGAGGTTAAATATGACAAACGGAGAATTTTATAAAGATGAATTGAAAGTAATAAAGAAAGGAGTAACGGAAGATTTGCTTATTGACAAGATAGCTGTCAATAAGCAAGGTCAACCTAAATACTGTAGAACACAGCCTTGTGCTGATTGTATTTTTAACGGACATTGCGCATTAGAAGCAAAAAAGCAATGGCTCAAACAAGAACATGTTGAGCAGGTCGATTGGAGCAAAGTTAAGGTTGATACACCGATTCTGGTTAGAGAATCTGAACAGAATCCGTGGTTGAAAAGATACTTTGCTAAGTTTAAAGGTGGAAAAGTTTATGCTTGGAATAGTGGAAAAACATCTTGGTCAATAGAAGATAAAATTGGTATGTTATGTTGGAAATACGCAAAATTAGCAGAAAGAGAGGACTAGATGGATTGGATAAGATTAATTAAGGCGATTGGAATATCAATTCCTGTATTCGCACAGATAGGAATTATCATAGGTCTTTTTAGTGAGGAAGATGATGTTTCAGAAATTTTTGCAGTAATTTTTCTAGGAGAAATATGTTTACTTTTTATTGCACTAGTAATTTGGATTATATATATTTTGCTTTAACAAAAGGAGAGAAGAAGATGAAGATTGAAGATAACAGAAATGATACTAGAAAATTTAGTGATTTAGAAGTTGGGGATATTTTTACTAATGATGCAGGATTTTACTATATGAAGACCGAAAAAGTTTATAGTAATAAAAATGGAGAGATTAGCATAGCAGATGAATTTGATGCTGTGTGTCTTAGTGAAGGCATTGAAGGAACTAAAACTCGCTTTAAACCTGATGAAAAGGTCATATTGTTAGATGATGCAACATTAGTGTTGAATTAAGGAGAATCATATGGAAATCAAAGAAGCAGTAAAATTTCTTAAAAATATACAGATGACGAAGTATATACATGTAAATGTTTAACATCTCATAGCATGGCAATCTCAGCCCTTGAAAAGCAGATTTCAATGAAACCAGTGTTTGTACATCCATTACAATTTGATGATTGTGGAGATTATATGTGTTCAAGTTGTCAGAAAGGCAGTGTATTAGACCCTTATGGTAACAAGCCTGACTATTGCCATTACTGTGGACAGAAATTAGATTGGAGTGATTTATAAATGAGACCAATAGACGCAAATGTTTTAAAAAAGGCATTGCATGAATCATTAGGCGGTGATAACGAATTATTGGAAAGTTATGAATTGCTAGGCATAGATGATTTTATCAATGCACAGCCAACTTGCAATATAGGTATAAACAAAGAGACAATTAAAAACATCCTTTGGAATCAAAAATATAGTGATTCGGAATGTTTATACGAAATTGCAAAACTTGTAGGAATACATAAAAAGTGATGAAAAGTTAATTTCAAGTGCAGGTTAAGTGGAGAATATAATAACAGATGCTAAAAGATAGATGTACAAAGCAAAAGATATATTATCGAAAATGTAATGGATGCAATCAGAAATGTAAGAATCAGAAAATAAAAGTAATTATAAATTACAATAAATTTGGAGCAATAATTAGTAAATCATCTGTTCCTATAGATAAAAATAAAGATTATTGTATCGAGTATTCTTATGAATTAATAAATTAAAAGAGAAAAAGAGAATAATAAAGTAAACAACAGAAATTGGAAAGCATCTGAAAGTTCTTTTCATTATACATATGTCAGTCCTGACAGTTCTACATCTTATCTTTGTGAGTACGGTTTCTGTTTTATTATATAAAGCCCTATTGCCAAATGGTAAGGCATAGCACTTTGACTGCTAGATTTATCGGTTCGAATCCGATTAGGGCTGTTAATTCATATGTAGTGTAATGGCAACACATCTTAATAACCTTTCGTTGTTTGTATGTTTCATATTTAGTACCCCCTTACATTAAGAAGATACAGGTTCGATTCCTGTCATATGAATTAAAAAATAAATAAGAAAGGGAGAAATTTATAAAAAATGAATAAACAAGAATATGCGGTTGCATATTGTAGCAGTCATGAATGTGACAAGTGTTACATCTATAAAAATAAATTAGATAAAAGAACTAATACACAATTAAATTCTAAATATTGTTTCGAAAATATTTATGACTATTTAAAGAAAAATAAATTAGATAAATTGCCAGAATAAAATGTGGTTTTCTTTTGGAGGATAAAGATTAATGATTGATACAGTTCAAGATCTAATTGACGAATTAGGAAAATTTCCAAAAGATATGGAAGTCAGAGATTATGATTTTGAGAGAATTGATAAAGTCGAAATAAAAACATGGACACATAATAATTATCCATATGATAAACCAGATAAAGATTATGTGTGTTTGCTTTAAAAACAATAAAAGTTTTGTTTCAAACGATTAAAGAATGGAAGGAGTTATATTGATGAAAGATAATATCGAAGATGCAGTCAAATTATTAAGAGATAATGGATATTTTGTTACTAAAATTCCAGAGAAATTATGTCATACGGCAAATGAATGTTGCGAAACTGGACATGGAGATTGTATGGAATGTAGTTGTTATGTGTGTATTATTGGGAATGAATAATGATAGATATCAATGAGGCTATTATGTATAAAAATGATAGAGATTGTGGATACGAAGAAGTGTTTGATGATTGCAGATCAGAACTCATGGAAGTAATTGAAGCACTAGCATATGAGGTAGCAAAGTATGAATATCCTGGACAATATGATTATTCTAAGGAACAGATAAAAAGTATTATGTTATGTGCAGGATTGGATAAGAAATATTTAGGAGAATAATAGATAAGAAATTTCTCTTTCTTTGGAAAATTAGGAGGTTTACAGATGGAAATGTTAAAAGAATATTCAGAAAAATACGGATTAAAAGAAGTGATAAATGATTATAGAGAGCATCGTCATACAAGTGATAGAAGTATTGTATTCCCGAATGGATGGGTTGCTTCTATTGTAGAAAATAATGGTGTTGATACATATAAGCCAAACGGAGAACACATAAAAGAATTTAAGTCGAATAAGAACTATTCTGTTGCAATGTGTGATTACAATGGATACTTCGATTGGGATATTCTTAATCAATTTGGAGCAATTGATGGATGTATTTACTGTGATGATGGGCTTGAAATATTGGTCGCTTGTGAAACGATTAGGAGATTATAGGAGTGTGTGCTTTTCTTTGGATTGTGAGGTGAGATAAATGGAAGTGTCAGAAAAATTTGAAAATATTATTTGTCCTGTATGTGGTGGTAATGGAAAAATTGAGCATTCAAAACGAATAACTTGGAATGAAGATGAATATTGGGAAGAAAAATGTAATTATTGTAAAGGAAAAAGAATAGTAAAACGAAGAACATTAGTAGAAGACCTAGAAGTAGATGATTTAAAAATAGATACTGATAAACATATCTACTAGGACAAGAATGTTCGATTTCTTGGGGTTGGAGGTGAAAGAATGACACAGGAAGAATTGGTAAATAGATTAGAGAAAGTTGGTATAAAAGGACAATGGATTAATTCAGACAAATATGGTTTCAGTAGAGTTTATGAATTTGCGATAAATGAGCAAATCATTCAAATTGAATGGTACGCTAATTATTCTACTGTTATGATTGGCAATGCACATTTTTGGTTTGATAACATCTTGTTACATAGCAGTTATCCAATGCAAGGAGAATGGATCGAGTTTTCTTTTAGAGGAGAACACCCATTACATATAAAAGTTAAGTAGCAAGAAAACTTCGTTTCCTTTGGATTATAAACGGAGAATATAACAGTAGAAACAATTAACAAAAAATAAATATAAGAAAGAAGAGGTACAAAATATGGATGGATTTATGATGTTTAAGAAGGCTTTACAGAAGCACTTCGATGAAATGCAGAAAGAGGCAACACATTTATTTGAGGTAAATGTAGATAAGGATGAATTATGGAATACATATCTTGATAGCTTCCCTGTTGGTACAAATGAGATTTTCAGAGAGCGTAGAGAGCATGATTGTAGTTGTTGTAGACAGTTTATTAAGAATATTGGTTCTGCTGTCACTATCAAGGATAATCAGATTCATACAATTTGGGAACTGAATCTTGGTGATACAACATATCAGCCAGTATGTGATGCACTTGACGCATTTGTAAAGGCTCATACAGTAACAGATATTTACACAACTAAGTTTCCTAAGATTGGTACAGATTTTAATTTTGAGGAAATTAATGGCAAGTCTCATCAGTGGGATCATTTCTTCTTAGAGTTACCAAGCAAGTTCGTGAATAGAACAAGTCGTTCTAATGAGGAAGTTAAGGGACAGTTCAGAGACACAAGAAATGTATTTAAGCGTTCTCTTGATGAAATTACTATGGAAGCACTTGATACAATTCTTGAACTTATCAATTCTAATACTCTTTATAAGGGTGAAGAATGGAAGGGTGTTCTCACAGAGTTCAAGAGATATAAGAAGGAATATGACAAACTTAGTTCTGATTCAGAGAAGGAATTATTTGCTTGGGAGAAGTCAGTAACAGCAGGTATGGCTATTGGCAGAATTAGAAATCATTCTATTGGTACTCTTCTTATCAATGTAAGTGAGGATATGGACTTAGATACTGCCGTTAAGAAGTATGAACAGATTGTCGCACCTGCAAATTATAAGCGTCCAAAAGCTATTTTTACAAAGAAGATGCTTGAGGATGCAAAGAAGACCATTACAGAACTTGGATATATGGATTCATTACAGAGAAGATTTGCTAATCTGAATGATATTACTGTAAATAATGTACTGTTCTCAAATAAGAGTGCTGCAAGAAGAATGGTTGGTGCAGATGATATTTTTGGTCAGATGGAAAAGGATGTTGCTGTAAGTCCTAAGAAATTCTCTAAAGTTGAAGAGATTTCAGCACAGGATTTCATTAATAAGGTACTTCCAACTGCAAAGGAGATTGAAGCTTTTGTAGAGAATAAACATGAAAAGAACTTTGTTTCTATGATTGCACCTGTTAATCCAGATGCTAAGACAATGTTCAAATGGAATAATGGATTATCTTGGGCTTATTCAGGAAACATTACTGATTCTGATATGAAGCAGAATGTAAAAGCTGCTGGCGGTAATGTCGATGGTGTACTCAGATTTTCAATCATGTGGAATGAAGGACAAAATGATAACAGTGACCTTGATGCACATTGCAAAGAACCTGATGGAAACGAGATCTATTTTGGCAATTGTAGAAAACCTAGTATGTCAAGATGTGGCGGTCAGTTAGATATTGATATTACACATCCTATGGAGCAGATGGTAGGAAAACCTTCTGTGGAAAATATTACATGGGCAGATATGTCACGTATGAAGCCAGGTGTTTATAAGTTTTTTGTTAATCAGTATGCAGCGAGAGGAAGTAAAGGATTTAAGGCAGAAATTGAATTCAATGGTGAGATTTTTGCGTTTGAATACAATAGTCCTGTTTCTGGTAATGTTCAGGTGGCAGAAGTTACACTTGACGAGAATGGCAACTTCTCAATTAAGGAAAAGCTGTCTGGAAGTTCATCTATTTCAAGTCGTGAGATTTGGGGTGTAAATACAAATCAGTTTGTTCCTGTATCAGTAATTAGTTACAGTCCAAATTATTTTGACGAGCAGGATGGGATTGGTCATAGACATCTATTCTTCTTCCTGAAGGATTGTGTAAATAGCGAAGAGCCTAATGGATTCTATCTTGAGTTTCTTGACAATGATTTAATGAAGCATAAGAGAGTGTTCGAGGCTTTAGGTGCTAAGTGTCATGTAGAGGATACTGATGATCAGCTTTCAGGAATTGGATTCTCTATGACAAAGAGAGCAGATTTAGTTGTTAAGGTTAAGGGCGCAACAGAGCGTGTAATGAAGATTAAGTTTTAATTAGAAAAGGAGATTATTATTATGACAAACAACGAATTATTTATCAACGCAACTCGTAACAATTATCAGTTTCCATTCAGAGGAATGATTAATGTAATTGATTTGTGGGATTTATCTCTCACAAATCTGGACTCAGTATTTAAGACACTCAATGCGGAAGTAAAAAAGTCTGAGGAAGAGAGTCTTCTGAATACTAAGTCAAAGGAAGACGAGGAGATTTCTAACAAGATTGAAATTGTTAAGTATATTGTTGGCGTGAAGTTGGATGAGAAAAAGAAGAGAGAAGACGCTAAGAAAAATGCTGAGATGAGACAGAGATTGCTTGAAATTAAAGCTAAGAGACAGGATGCAGCACTTGAGAACATGTCTGATGAAGATCTGGATAAGGCACTTGCAGAATTAAGTGAGTAATTGTTACAAATATACCATATATAGTATTAAAAACAAATAATATATACTATATATGGTATATATTTTACATTAGAATGAAACGCACATTTCTTCGGAATTTTTTGGAGGTTAAGACAATGACAATTGAACAGATTAAGGACAAATTAAAATCAAAAGAGTATGACTTCCTGAGAACAGATAAGAATTTGGGTAACAATATCATTATCTTAACTCTTGGTGGAAGTCATGCATATGGAACAAATAATGAGGGTAGTGATTTAGATATTCGTGGTTGTGCATTGAATAGTAAAATGCAGATCCTCACTAATGAGAATTTTGACCAATTTGTAAACAATGAAACAGATACCACGATTTATGCATTTAATAAATTGGTCGCATTATTGAGTAACACCAATCCTAATACAATAGAAATGCTTGGAAATAAGCCTGAACATTACTTTTATGTATCACCTATTGGTCAAGAGCTAATTGACAATGCACATTTATTTTTATCAAAGAGAGCTTGTCATTCGTTTGGCGGTTATGCTAATCAGCAATTATACAGATTAAATCAGAAAGCTGCACATCAGATGTCGCAGTCTGAATTAGAGAAACATATTCTAAAGACTCTTGAATTTATGCAGACTGAATTCACAAAGAAATATACACCATATTCAGATGATTCAATGAAGTTATATATTGATAAAGCTGTGCAGGAAGGATATGACACAGAAATTTTTATGGACGTAAACCTTACTCATTATCCATTGAGAGATTATTGCTCTATGTGGAATGAACTTCAGAACACAGTTCGTCAGTATGGTAAGATTGGTAAAAGAAATGAGAAGGCAATTGAGCATGGTAAGATTGCAAAACATTCAATGCATCTCATTCGACTTTATATGATGTGCTTAGATATTCTTGAAAAAGAGAGAATAATCACATATAGAGAAGATGAGCATGATTTGCTTATGGACATTCGTAATGGTAAGTATTTGGATAGTAACGATCAACCAATCCCAGAATTATTTGAAATGGTAAATGATTATGAAAAGAGATTGGATTATGCGAAGAAGAACACAAATCTTCCTGATAATCCTAATTATAAGGCTATCAATGAATTTGTTGCTAGTGTAAATGAAAGGGTGGTAAAAGGTGAAATCTAATCTAAAAATTGAAATTCCATCTGGTGCAAATGAAATTATCCATAGTCTACAAAATAATGGATACGAAGCTTTCTTAGTTGGAGGATGTGTGAGAGATAGCATTCTTGGCAGACCAATTCACGATTACGACATTACAACTTCTGCCACACCAAATGAAATGATGGAAGTATTCAAGAACAAGAGAATTATTGAAACTGGTTTGCAACATGGAACAATAACAATTGTCATTGATGGCGAGCCATACGAGGTAACAACTTACAGAATTGATGGTAATTATTCTGATAGTCGTAGACCAGATAAAGTAACTTTTACAAAAAGTCTTGAGGAAGATTTAAAGCGTAGAGATTTTACAATCAATGCTATGGCATACAATGATGAAGCTGGTCTTGTAGATCCGTTTGATGGAATGGAAGATATAAAATATCACAAAATTCAGTGTGTTGGTAAACCAGAAGATAGGTTTGCTGAAGATGCTTTGAGAATTTTACGTGCCATTAGATTTGCTTCTCAGTTGGATTTTGTTCTTGAACCAAATACAGATTATGTTTTACATAAGGTGTATCAGAATTTGGAGAATATATCAGTTGAAAGGATAAATAGTGAATTCTGTAAAATCGCTGCATCAAGTGATTTCTGTGTACAGATGGTCTTATATAGAGATGTATTATCATTGTTTATTCCTGAAATTAAAGATATGTTTGGCTTTCAACAGAATAATCCATATCACATCTATGATGTATGGAATCATACAGTACATGCAGTACAAGCTTATGAATGTGATTGTGAACCCGACTTGAATCCAAGAGATTTGATTACATCATTGGCTGTATTGTTTCATGATATTGGAAAGCCACATTGTTACCAAGATGGCGAGGATGGCATTAGACATTTCAAAGGTCATGGAAGAGTCAGTGCTGATATGACTGATACAATTATGAAAAGACTTCGTTTTGATAATGATACAAGAGAAAAAGTAGTGCAGCTTGTTTATTATCATGATGCAACTTTTGAAGTGGGTGAAAAGTATATCAAGAGATGGCTCAATAAGATTGGAGAAGAACAATTTAGAAGATTACTGAATGTTCGTAGAGCAGATATTAAAGCACAAGCTTATACAGAACAAGAGAGTAGGCTTCAGAAAATTGACAATATCGAATATATCTTAGAGGAAGTTTTACAGAAAGATGAATGTTTCTCATTGAAAGATTTAGCTGTTAATGGCAAGGATCTGATTGAGATTGGATATAAACCAGGAAAAGAAATTGGTGAAGTATTAAATAATCTGTTGGATTCAGTCATTAGTGGAGAATATATAAATGAGAAAGAAAAATTATTAGAAATAGCAGAGAGGAGATTACATGGTTAAACTATTCAGTCATACGGATTTAGATGGAATCGGTTGTGGTATTTTGGCAAAACTTGCATTTGGTAAAGATGTAGATATTTCATACTGCGATTATGACAACATTGATTCAAGTGTCAGGGAGTTTATTGATAGTGAAACAGAATTTGATATGTGCATTATTACAGATATCAGGGTAAATGAAGATACAGCGAAAATTATTGATGACAGATTTGATAATTTCTATTTATTAGATCACCATCCAACAGCTCTAGGACTTAATAAGTATCTTTGGTGTTCTGTGACTATCGAGTATGAAGATATGGAACTTGGAACTATTAAAACCAGTGGAACAGAGATGTTTTATTATTGGTTAATCGAAAATGGTTATTTAAAAAATTCAGAGACATTGAGAAGATTTGCTAAATTAGTAAGAGACTATGACACTTGGAGATGGTCAACTCTCGGTGATGACGGAATTATCTGTAAACAGGTCAATGATTTATTATATCTTTATGGTCGTGATGATTTTATTAATTGGTGTATTTCGGAAATTTATGATGAAGTATTCCCAAGATTATATGCAAAAGATGAAGTCGTATTAAAAATTAAGCAGGATGAGATTGACAGATACATTGAAGAAAAGGATAAAACAATGTTCACGAGTACAATGTGTGGTAAGGTTTGTGGATTTGTATTTGCTGATAGATATGTTAGCGAATTAGGAAATCGGCTTTGCAAGATGCATCCTGAAATTGATTATGTGGCAATGATTGATATTGATGGCTGTACGGTTTCTTACAGAACTGTTAAAGAAGATATTGATCTTGGTAAAGATGTAGCGAGTTTATTTGGTGGAGGTGGTCATCCGAAAGCTGCTGGATCTGAATTTAGTCAGAGCATTAAGTTAAAAGTTGTTGAAGAAATTTTCGGATAATCTTTAATTCTATTCACGGCTGATCAGCCAAATTTTCCAAAAATAAAATAATGAAATATTTTTTTTATACGAAAATAAAAGAAAGGAGTAAGAGGTTTGGTATACCGAAAACGCAGCGTTTACTCCTAATACATAATGACAATAAATAAAATTTATAACGAAGATTGTTTTGTAACAATGAATAAGATGCCTATTGGACTATGTTCTAACATATTAACTTCTCCATTTTACAATACCAATAAAAAACAAGGAAAATCAAATACATTAACTAAATCTTATAATAATTCAGAAAAATTTCCATATCTTAGATATGATACACATGTAGACAATATGACAGATGATGAATATTGTGATTTCACAGAAAATTTATTTTTGGAATTTGATAGAGTATTAAATCTGAATGGAACTGTCTTATATAACATTTCTTACGGAAATAATAACAGAGACGGAATGTTCAGAGCTATAAATACAATCATAACTAAAACACCATTTACAATAGCAGATGTTATTACATGGAAGAAAAGTTCTGCGATGCCAAATAATTGTAGTCCAAATAAACTTACAAGAATTACAGAATTTATATTTGTATTTTGTCGTAAAGATGAAATAGGCTCATTTTATTGTAACAAACCAATTGTTAGTTATAGAAAAACTGGACAAGCCTCGTATGGTAATATTTTTAATTTTATTGAAGCAAAGAACAATGATGGTACTTGTCCATATAATAAAGCAACATATTCAAGTGATTTATGTAAGCAATTACTAAATATTTATTGCCCAGATGAAGGGATTGTATACGATCCATTTATGGGTACAGGAACAACAGCAGTTGCTTGTAAAGAACTTAATAGAGGATACATAGGTAGTGAAATTTCTGAGAATCAATGTAAATGGGCAGAAAAAAGATTGGCAGGTGTGTCAGATGATAATAAATAGAGTCTGGCAGATGCCAAATAGTAATACATTTTCAATTAAGCCAATTAAGGAATTAATTGAAAAATATGCAACTGGTAAGATTGTTGATCCATTTGCAAATAGTAATAAGCTGGCAACAGTAACGAATGATTTAGACACACAGTATGATACTGATTATCATATGGACGCACTGGATTTCTTAAAGATATTCGATGATAACTCAGTAGATACAGTATTATATGATCCACCATACTCGCCACGACAGGTAAGCGAATGTTACAAAAATCTTGGACAGACAGTAAATATGCAGACAACACAAGCTTCATATTGGTCTAAACAGAAGGAACAGATAGGAAGAATTGTAAAGAAAGATGGCATTGTAATTACTTGTAGTTGGAATAGTGGCGGCATTGGTAAGAAGTATGGTTTTGAAATTCAGGAAATTTTACTTGTTCCTCATGGTGGTTGGCACAATGACACGATTGTTGTTGTTGAGAAGAAGATCAAGTAGAGAATAATATAATATGAAGTTCGCAGGAAAGCGGAATTTCTTGTGAGTTTCAGAGAATAAATACATATAAAAATAAAGAAAAAAGGTAACAAAATGAGTAAAACACTAATTGTAATTGATATGCAGAATGATTTTATTGATGGTTCACTCGGTACAAAGGAAGCACAGGCAATTGTATCGAATGTAGCAAAGAAAATTAAGGAGTATAAGGATGCTGGTAAGCAGGTAATTTTTACAAGAGATACACATCCTGAGAATTACTTAGAAACATACGAGGGTAAGCATCTTCCTGTTACTCACTGTGTAAAGAATACTGTTGGTTGGCAGATTTCAGATAAGTTAGATTTTGATATTGAGAACGATATTCTGATTGATAAGCCTACTTTTGGTTGGTTAAACTGGAAGGATTTTGGATTTGAAAGCGTTGAGGTTTGCGGATTATGCACCGACATCTGTGTGGTTTCAAATGCACTTATTATCAGAGCAAATTATCCTGAAATTGATATTACAGTAGATGCAAGTTGCTGTGCAGGTGTTACACCTGATACCCATAGTGCTGCATTGGCAACTATGAAGATGTGTCAGATTGAAGTGATTGGAGAGTAGAATATGATTAAAATTAATGGTGATGAAGTAAAAATTGAGCATTTCCCAGACGGAACACAAAGGTTAAATATAAAAAATATATATGAATCAGATTATGCTGATAATAATATTGAATGGTTTTATGAAAAAGAGGAAGAGTTGTCAACATTAATATACATCACAAGACATATTAAAAATCTTCCTTATGTTGGATTATTAAATCTTTATATGTATTATTTGCCAAATGCTAGAATGGATAGAATTCATGAAGATTCTGAGGTATTTACATTAAAAAGTTTTGCTGATGTTATTAATTGGTTAGATTTTGATTACATTGAAATTTTAGATGTCCATAGTAATGTTGGAAAGGCACTTATAAATAATGCAAATTTTGTAAATCCAAAACAATACATTGAAAAGGCAATTGAATGGGCTGAAGATGAAATTGTTGAAGAGGATGAAAATGCGTCACCAGAAACCGTTCTTTATTTTCCAGATGCAGGTGCAGCTAAGAGATATTCAGATCTATTTTCAGAACTTCCATATTGTTATGGTGAGAAGAAAAGAGACTGGAAAACTGGAAAGATTCTTGGGCTAGATATTAAAACAAATGGCATTGATTTAACTGATAAATTAGTGTTAATGATTGATGATATTATCGCATATGGCGGTTCACTTTATTATAGCGCAGAAGAATTAAAGAAACATGGTGTAAGTAAGATTTATGCGTATGCGACACATACAGAGAATTCAATTCTTGATAAAGAAAAAGGAACATTGATCAAGTCTTTGGAGAATAATACAGTAAACAGATTATTTACTACAAACAGTTTGTTTAATGGTAGTCATGAAAAAATTACAGTTATGGAGGTTTAAAATTATGGATAACACAATGGCTTTATTATTATCAGATACTTATAAACAGTGTCATGATCGTATGTACCCAAATGGTTTGACTAAATTGGTGTCGTATTGGGTGCCTCGAAAATCAATGTTAGAGAATCAGAATGAAATGGTTTTCTTTGGATTACAGGCATTTATCAAAGAATATTTAATGGGATATTTTCAGAAAAATTTCTTCGATTTATCGGAAGATGAGATGCTAACTCTTTATACAGATTCGATGGATGTACAGATTGGTAGAGACAACTATGATTTAGATAAAATTGTAAAGCTTCATAGATTAGGATATTTACCACTTGAGATTAGAGCATTGCCAGAAGGCACACTTGTTCCTATGGGTGTTCCTTGTATTGAGATTACAAATACGGATGATAAATTTGCTTGGCTTGTTCAGTGGATTGAATGTATTCTTCAGGTAGAATTATGGAAACCTTGTTGTCATGCAACTATCGGTCATATGTATCGTGAGATTGCAGATTATTGGTATAACAAGACAACAGACGGGTTGCCTGGAAATATGGCTTGTGCAGATTTTGGCATGAGAGGAATGTCTTGTATGGATGAAGCTACAAGATGTTCAGCATCATGGTTGCTTTCATTTAATAAGACATCTACAATTCCAGCAATTAATTATATTGATAGATATTACAATGCCGATTGTAAGAATAATGGTATTGGAATCGGTTCTGTCTCAACTGAGCATTCTGTAATGGGTGCTAATTTCTCAATTGATGGAGATGAGATTACGTTCGTTAAGAGACTTTTAACAGAGTTATATCCAAATACATCATTTAGTATGGTTTCAGATACTTATGATTATTGGAATATGGTAAATAATATTCTTCCACAGTGTAAAGAAGAGATTATGAATCATAATGGAAAGCTCTTGGTTCGTCCTGATAGTGGTGATATTGTAGAGATTTCAGTTAAGACAGTTGAAAGGTTATGGGAGATTTTTGGTGGTTCTGTAAATGGTAAAGGTTATAAGGTATTAAATCCGCATATCGGTATTATTTATGGCGATGGCTGCACACTTTCTAATGTAGAAACTATTTGGAAAGAATTAGAAAAGCGTGGTTTCGCAGCTAATAATATTGCTTATGGTGTAGGAGCTTTTTGCTTCACTGCAATCGTTGAAAACGGCAAGATGATTGTTGTTACAAGAGATACTTTTGGTATTGCAATGAAAGCTACATATGGAGTAATTGATGGCAAGAAGTTAATGATTTTCAAAGATCCTAAGACAGATACAAGTCACTTAAAGAAATCTCATAAAGGATGTTGTAGAGTATACGATGATAACGGTGAATTAAAGTGTCAAGATCAGTTACTTGAAATGAGTGATAATAGTTTACTTACTACCGTATTTAAAGATGGAGAATTAGTAAGAGAAGACACATTTGCGGATATCAGAAACAGAATGTACGGAGGTGAGTAATGATTAAAATAATTGATGGAGACTTGCTCACTTCAAACACTGATATTATTGCACACCAGGTTAATTGCAAAGGTGCTTTTAATTCTGGTGTTGCAAAAGCAATCCGTGATTATGATGTGCAAGTATATAAAGATTATCATAGTTTTTGTTCGATTAATACACCTGAACAATTATTGGGTTCTGTTAGATATTTTCAGTCTAATATTGACGCAAGAATATATGCAAATTTATTTGCACAAAAATCATATGGCTATGACGGAAAACAGTATACAGATATTAATGCTTTAAGAAAATGTTTTGAAAATTTGAAATCATATGCAGTTTTGGAAAATATGAGTATTGCAATGCCATATAAAATTGGATGCGTTCGTGGCGGTGCAAATTGGGAGGAAGTACATCAAATGATAGAGAATATTTTTTATGATTGCAATATTGAATTATGGAGGCTTGACAAAGGATGATAAATGAATTTAGAGGTAAATATTATTTTTTAAGCAACTTTTATTCTTCTCCTGTTACATATGAAGGACTTACATATTTGAATAATGAAGCCGCTTTTCAATCAGCAAAAACTTTTTCAGATAGAGAATGTTTCACGAATTTAGATCCATCATCTGCAAAGAAACTTGGCAGAAGAGTTCAGCTTCGATCTGATTGGGAAGAGGCGAAGTACAACGTTATGTACGAAATTGTAAAAGCGAAATTTACTCAAAATTTAGACCTCAAAACAAAGTTACTTGAGACTGATAATCAGCATCTCGAAGAAGGTAATACTTGGGGTGATAAAATTTGGGGCACAGTGAATGGTGTTGGAGAAAATAATTTAGGAAAAATTCTTATGAGAGTTAGAGAGGAGATTAGACATGAGTAATTTTGATGTAAAGAAAGCAACTAATGATTGCGTTCAGTGGATTAAGGATTTCTTTGAGAAGAATGGTAAAGACTGTATGGCAGTCGTTGGTATCTCAGGTGGTAAGGATTCAAGCGTTGTGGCAGCATTATGTGTAGAAGCTCTTGGTAAGGATAGAGTTTTTGGTGTATTAATGCCACAGGGAGAACAGCCAGATATTGATTATTCTCGAATGCTTGTAGACCATCTTGGAATCGACAGTTGTGTTGTAAATATAGGCAATACAGTTCGCACTTTAAAGCATGAGATTAAACCACAGTTGGGAGATCATTGGTCAAAGCAGACTTCTACAAATCTCCCTGCTCGTATTCGTATGGCTACGCTTTATGCAGTATCACAGACAGTAAATGGTCGTGTTGCAAATACATGTAATCTTTCCGAAGATTGGGTTGGTTACGCCACAAGATATGGTGACGCTGCTGGTGATTTTAGTCCATTATCTCAGCTTACAGTAACAGAGGTTAAAGCTATTGGTCGTGAATTAGGGCTTCCATCAGAATTAGTTGATAAGACACCTACTGATGGTCTTTGTGGAAAGACGGATGAAGACAACCTTGGATTTACTTATGCTGAATTAGATGCATATATCAGAGATGGAATTGAGCCAAGTGAGGAAGTAAAAACTAAGATTGATTCAATGCATGAGAAAAATCTGTTTAAATTACAGCCAATGCCAAGTTTTGTGTATCGGGTGTAAACGAGATACTATATATAGTGTTTATAGAAAATATAGACACTATATATAGTAATATTTTTACCAAGAAACATAGATTTCATATTGGAAAACAATATTGTAGGAGGTATAAAATGTTAACAAAAAAGACATGGAAAGAATTTAGAGAAAGTGGATTTCTTTGGTGGATCAACATGATTTTACATACATTTGGATGGGCAATCGTTGTAGATGTTGATGATAATGGTGAAATTACAGATACTTATCCAGCCAGAGTAAAGTTTCGAGGTTTTGGTGAAAAGAATAATACTGAAGGATATATCAAAGTAAGTCAGTACATGAAAGATAATGTATCTGATTTATTAGAAGAAGCTGAGAATTAAGGAGAATAAATCATATGAAGAAGAAAATTTTAGCAGTTGCATTAGGATTGACATTATGTCTTGAATTGACTGGATGCCAGTCGGTTACAAAAGACTTAGGTGGATCAACAACTATTGAGCTTGAGCCAAATCAGAAGCTTGAAGAAATTACATGGAAAGATGACTCATTGTGGTATCTGACTAGACCTATGACAGAGGATGATATTGCAGAAACACATACATTTCAGCAGTCATCAAATTTTGGAGTGTTTGAGGGTACTGTAACTATTGTTGAAAAGAAAGAGTAGTATGATAGACAACGAATTACGTCAGAAATATAGACAAGCTGTTGATGATTTGAGAATAGCATTTAAGAAGACTTGTTTGTATAGATTTTGCGAAGAAGTTGTGAAGAGACTAAGTAAGATTTTGAATTAATAAAGGAGAATAATATGGCAGATTATAAGATTGGTCAGATTTTGACATCAACAGAAGAAGTAGAAATTGAAAAAGCATTATCAGGAGAAAAGGTAAAAATTCCAAAAGGCAATAAAGTAATCATTGGTGCAGATAAATTGGCACATCATATCAGAAATGGTTTTATTCAGCCATTGGCAGAAGGTTCAATAGTAGAAGGATATGATACTGTTGGCATTGCAGAATATCTTTATATTGTACTTAGAAACCACTTACCTATTGATGAAATGATGGAAGGATATGAAATCACCAAGCAGGAAGTTATTGATGAAATTGAATGTGCTTTAGATGAAATTTTGTAGTTCATAGTAATCTGAAGGAAACTTTGGAGAATAATACATGAAAGAAATCTTTCTTTGAAAGATTTGAGTTAAGAGAATATTAATACGAAAGGAGTGAGTGGCAGCCTTAAAGAAATTTCGCTCTGAGTAGATTAAATGAAATATATGGGATCTAAATCACGTATAGTTGATAATATTTTACCAATTATACAAGAGCGATTACGAGATTATAATATCAAAAC